GCACTACAAATAGACATAAAAATTAAATCACCATTTTCTAACTTTTCATCTGGTCTAAGTTTTCTAAATCCAGTTCGCCAAGCACAACTTTCAAACATAGGATTATCAACAAATTCATCATGTGTAAGTGGTCTTTCCCAATCTCTTAATTGAATATTTTTTGTTTCTTTATACCAATCTCTTACTAAAGACCAACAATCAGTAACACCCCACACCCATTGTCTTCCAAGTAAAGGTGCTTTATAACCTGAAGGCTCAAGATAACCCCACTCTTCTGTTTTTGGATTAACAATATACCAAGGAAGTCCACTATCCTCACAACTAACCTTATCTGCTTGACTTGGTATTGGGGGATTTATAGGATGACTATGAATTACAGCAACAATATCACCTGTATTATCTGCTTTGACATAATCTTCTGGATTTAATATAAATTCTTGGTAACTAGTTATAGCTAGATTTTGACAAGGGTAATATCTTTTCTTACCTTTAATATTTAACAAAAGACCAACAGATTCTTTTGGGTCTTGGTCTTTCGCATGAAGCAACGCATCTTGTTTCCAATTCATTAATTAAACGTACCAATAGAAGGAAATAAAGCTCTTGTGCATTGCCTACCAGGAGCTTTCACTCCTGCCATATCTAATGAACCTGCTAACTCAAATTCTACTACTTCTCTTGTTTCTGCTGACTTTCTATCTATTGAAAACACTTGACGTTTAAATTCTGCTGAAGGATCTGGTGTTCCTAAAGGATTAGTATTACCTGGAAAATTTACAGCATCTAAAAATCTAGCCATTGTTCTTATTCTCGTAAAAGTAGCACCTGTTAAATCATTGCCTCTAGTTACCTGATTAACAGTAACTAAAATAGATGAAATTAGTCCTGTAGCATTACTAACTCTTAATTTAGGACGAGGAATTTTACCACGTTGATATGCAAACCCAGTAGCTTCAACAGGAAATCTGAGGTAAGTATTACCAGCAAAAACTATCTCACCATTAGCATTTAAGTTTGATCCTGCATGAAATCTATATATATCACTAGAACCATGTAATGCGTTATCTAGCTGCAATACAAAAAGTTCAATAATTGCTGAAGGATTAATTTTTTGAACTTCACTAAAAACAGGATCAGTACTCATGGCTCAAAAACTTCAATAAAAGTAGCTGTTATAGTAGCAAAACCAGGAAAGTTCATTGCTTTATTCCATGATGGACATTTAAACTGCATGGCACTCGATTCATTAGGTGGTGTGTATGTAAAACTTGCACCATCTTCTGCCCTTGCGTCTAAAAATGCTTCAACAGTATCACTATCTGCTTCAGATAAATTTTTCCAAGTTAAATTAAATTCTTTTGGGTTTTGATGTAATCCAAATTTTATTCTATGCTCATAACCATCTTGAAATTTTACAGTTTTTATGTTTGGCTCTGATTTTTTTCTTACAGGAAAACTTGGAGCAATGCTTGGAAAAGTTGCCATTATTCTAATAAACCTCCAGGTCTTTTTTCTTCTACTAATTGTGATTGTACAGCAGTTGCAATTAGTTGGCCTAACTGTCTTCCGCTATCCTCATCGCCCTCTACAGAAGAACCAGAAGCATCTACATTTACAACAATATTATTAGACATCCCACCTGATGCTTCTACTCCGAGTTTTCCATCTCTACCTCTACGCAAAGGCATGATAGCTTCGACCCCAGCTTCCCCTGCCAACGCTGCCCCATCAGCCAAAGGAAATAAGGTAGGACGAGTAATTAGACCCCCTTTTGCATACGGTACAATTTTGTTATTTGCAACTACATTACCTAATGCGTTTGGGTCGATTGGTGTAAATTTATAAAACATATCAGGAGCAGCTTTAAAAGGATTAAAACTTGAAGAGCTATTTGACACGGTATTAGCAACAGTACTTACAACATTTTTATTATTACGTCCTCCAAATATATTTCCAAGTCCTCCTGTAAGTGGAGCTATTATTTGTGACCTGATAAATATCCTTGTTATGTCAGAGATAATAGATTGAGCAAGTTTTCTAAAATTCAATGTTCCAGTTTGTACAAATTCAACAAGACTATCTTCAAGTTTTTTAAATGTATTTACAAAAGAATTTGCTATTTGTGAATTAACATCTCTAACTGATTCAGCATACTTATCTAAAATAGATTGTGCCTTCTTAGATTGATCTTCAGTTAAGGATGGTAAGCCTTCTGTCGTTGTGTTAGATCCACTACCTCCAGCTTCGGGAGGTTGTACACCCTGATAAATTTCAGTTAAAAGAGCTATATCTTTTTTAAAGTTTGCACCAAAATCTGATAATCCTTTAGTAATAACTCGTCCTGCTGCTGAGAAATCTGCCATTACAAAAATATCAAATAAAATTTTACCTAGATCTACTAAAATTCTTACTAAAGTCCTTGCAAGAGCGATAGTTGAAACTAAAAAGCCACCTAGAGCCTTCAAACTTTCAGTAAAAAGACTAACAGCACCCTCATTTTCTTGGAAACCTTTAAGAATTTCAGAAAATTGCTTTTGCAGAGCAGCTCCAACAGGTATTAATTCTTTACCAATAGTTATAGAGAAATTCTGGAATTGTGTTTGTAATCTTTGACCCGCATCTGCTGATGAGTTTGCAACTCTTTCTGCTGTTTCTGCAAAATCAATATTTAATTTTTGTGCAAATTTAATAACTTGATCTAATCCAACAGTTCCATCTCTTAAATCTTTTTGTAATTTCTGCAAACTACTACCATTTGCTTCTGCAAATTTTACAACTGCACCTGCCAAGCGTTCACCGAGTTGGCCTTGTAATTCTTCTGCCGATACCTTACCTTTACCAAATATCTGGCTCATCGCTCTTATGGCTGATTGCACATCTTCAGCATTACCACCTGTTGCCTTAATTGAATTTGAAACACCCTCAAATACAACTTGAGCATCCTCAATAGACCCACCCGCACCTACAACAGATGCAGCTAAAGTTGTAAATTGTTTAGTTGATGCAGCTATAGGTACATTTAATCTCTTAGATGTGTCAGCAATGATTTTTAAGCCCTTTTTAAAATCTTCTTCTGTTTTAACTGCACCTCTCAATGCTATTTCTAATTTCTGTACTTGTGATGCTTGTATCGCAGCTTGTTTAGCAAACTGAACTCCACCTGCTACTGCTGTTATACCAGCACCAATTCCAGCACCAGCAAGTCCACCTGCTATTGCACTTCCCCCTGCTGCTTTACTAGCAGCAGCACCAGCAGTAGCTAATCCAGAAATAGCTGGAGATATTCCTAATGAACTTCCGATAAATGCACCAACACCTCCAATAGCTGCTGTTCCACCAGCACCTAACCCAGCAAACATTCCTTTGCTTTTTTTACCTGTTTGATTAAAAGCTTGTAATTTTGCTCTATTTTCATCTATTGCTTTTCCTAACTTCTTAAATTGAGAACCACCAATTTTTACTTCATCTCTTAGTGCTTTTAATGTTCTTTCTTTTTGTTTAAATTGACTTATAGTTTTTGGGACAACAGCGATTGTTTCCTTAATACCTTTATTTAAATTTTTTATTCCTACTTCATTTAATGGCTTAAATGCTTTCGATAGTTGTTTTAATGAACGTGTTAAAGTCGTTAAATCTTCTAAACCTGTAACATCAAAATTTAAAGTAACTTCTCCAACTTTTCCTGCCATTATTTTTTCTCCTTATTAATCTCTACGAGAGCTACAGATTCCATGAGTTGTATACCCTCTAGCATTTCTTGACGGTTTTCTACATTGTAAAGGTCAAATAGTCCACCAGCAAGCAGTAAGACCTCATATTTTAAACCTACCATACCTCCAAAAGAACAATCCCATTGTGTATTCATTCTTAAAAACATCATAACAATTTCCCAATTGTCTTCCATAACTTCAAACTCTTCCTTCTCTTCTGGTTGCTTCTCTATCTGAATGCCAAATACTTCTGCATCTTTAGCGGTATCATCTATAACTTGTTTGCTGCCCGAAGCCCAGTATAAAGCAGCATCAGTTAGTTTTTTACTTGTGCATTACTATAAAAATCTTTAAATGCTTCTAATACACCCGCTACAAAATCTGTATCTTCAGCAAATTCTTTTAATATTGCTTGTGAAAATTGTATAGGTGTCCCATCTTCTTCATTTACATCTTCCCAACCTACTAAAACTTTTTGCAAAGCATCATACTCAGTTGCTTCCTCAAAGTTATTAAGTTCAGACCTTGATAAACGATTAAACTTCGCAGTAAATTTTGTAGTTTCAAACTCGCCTACTTTTGTTGTAGATGGTGTTTGTACTTTTACAGGCCAAGAATAAACCTTAGTTTTTTTTCTTACAAAAGCCATAAAACTAAATAATATATATATTTCTATACTTTAACTAGGAAGTGAATATTTAGTAAGTATCTATGCGTATACAATTGATATTTCATCGTTTGCTGTTGACGGAACAAGAGTATATGGAATATCTAACATTTGTATTCCATCCTGTTCTCCGTAAGCAACGTCACCTATATCTGCTTTAGTTGATGAGACTGTAATTTTATTTCCATCTGTTGTGCCATGTAAGAAAGTTAGATTACCTGTTGTCTCTGCTATCGCAGCCGCAAAAAAGTCTTTAGTGGATAAAGCAACTGCTTCTATAGAAACTGAGCCAGTAATATTTCTATTTGTTATCAAAACTTCTTTTGTTCCACCAACAAGTTCTCTATACACCATCTCATTACCAAGATCTAATGAAATTGATTGTAAAGCTCCTGCATGAGACAAAAGTTGAAAAGAACTTGTATTACCATCTTTAAAAATTAAAGGTGTTGCTTGATTACCATAGGTAACTGTTGG